TAGTGGTCAGACTGTTGCATCTCCCTAGAGGGAGGCAGTTCGCTCAGTCGTTGAACCCGCACTACTACAATGAGATGATTTTGCAAAGATATGTTTTGCTTCTTTAAGCGATAAATATATTTCTTCGCAAAATCATCTCCTTTTGTAGTTGTCAATGTGCTTGGTCGGCGTTGTCCATTTACGCAATTGCGTAGTTGGGAGTTTCGCCGTATATCAGAGCTGCTTTTACACCCGCTGAAGTTAACGGGTGAACCATCTGGGAACCATCCCACTGTTCCGTGTTGCCCAAGATTTCTCCGAAGAGGAAGTTGTCTTTCAGAACCTGGTCAACCCATGCACTTGCCAACCACTGGTTGGTAGTGCTTTGTACGTTTATTGATGGAGGCATAATTTGTAATTACTGTTAATTATCTGCTTTTAATTTGCTGAAGAATTTATCTACATCTTTCCAGCTTCTACCCGTTGGGGTAGCAGAGGAAGTGTCGGTAGACCGCGTCAACCCGCGAGAAGCTAACTCCTTTGCACGAGTGTTTGTAGGGCGTTTTGACCTTTCTTGATATTCCTCGAAAGCGGACACCAAGTCAGGGAATGCACTCACTTCACCATCTTCATTCTTGGGCGCGATTTTGCGAACATAGTCAATGAACTCTGAGCGCATCTTCTTGGCTGAAGCGGAATTTGAAGAAAGGTCCACATCGTAGGTTTCTTCTATTTCCTCAAAGGAGGAATCAAGCTCTTCTTGAGCTGCTCTATCTTCTGCCACTTGCTCTTGTTGCTGTTTTTGGATGTCCTGCATGAACTCCGCAACGGCTTCCTTTTTTGCTTCGCCCTTTAACGAACCGAAGTATTGAGACAGGTCTTTAAGAACTTGTTTCTTCTCATCAGTATCATTGCCGACTAGTTTGATAAAGGACGCGGGGAGGTTGATGTCCTCAACTACCTCACGAATGAATTCCTTTTCAACGGGTCGGTCTTTCAAAGCCTTCTCGATTTGTTTGTCTACATATCGTTGGACTTTGGGGTCTTTGTGGAAAGGAAGTGGTTTCTCTTCTTCTTTTTCCTCAAGTGCCTCTTCTGTTGGCTCTTCCTTGAATACTTCTGGGCTGTCAATGTTATTCAAGAAATCTACGGTTGAACTCTTTTTCTCATCTGCCATATATTTGTGCAAGCTGCTTCAGGCGCAGACAGGGAAGCCTATGGTTAGATTAATTTACACAGACTACTTTTGGTTTGGGATAAATGGTCGAGAGGAACCCACTGGAACCTATGTGAATGAACTAAGCTGCGGGTGTTTCTGCTGCGGGAACATCCGTATTGACCACCTCTACGCTTTCACCTGCTGTCACATCCACAACCTGTGTAGGGGCTGTTACTACTGGAGCCGGAACCGTTATCGTGTATGAACCGTCTTCATTTGCTACTATTGTTGGCATATTATTTATTTAGTTTGTTAATGCTTTTATTTGAAGTGGCTTATAGGATTTTTAGGGCGTTTCATTATTCCCTTCTTAACAAGATGCTTTTCGTAAGAACGCATTTGAGCATTATCAAGCGCAGTTTCTCCTTTTTTATCAAGTTCTTCATGCCGCTTTCTTTGCTTTTGTCCATATTCTTTTGCTTTTAACGCCACCTCGTGTGGAGAACTCATACTTAATCCTCTTTCGAGTCGTTATTCTTCGCTCCGAACTCTCGTTTAGGCATCTTGCCTTTCTCATCCAATTCTTTTCCTTCTGTCATGACCATGTTGCAGACTTCGCACTTACCGTCTTTTCCCTTTTTGTGGGAATGCTTTTTACTTTTCTCTAACGCTTTTTCGTGTGAACTCATGTTATTGCTAAAATGGATAATCTTTATCTTGTTTCTTGTACAATGCTTTTTTCATTGCTTCTGCCCTACGCGCACCTTTTTTGGCCCCAAAGTGCTTTGTGTACATGAGACCTTTCAATGCTCCAAGTTGACCGTCTTTATTGTGTCCGTTTTGTCTATTTTCCATATTATCTATATCCTTCCCGGTATCCTTTATCTGTCTCTGCTTTCTGATTGCGAATGTGTTTTCGACCTATATCACCCGCCCAATCAGAAACCTTTTTCTTTACTTCGTGCTCTGAAGGGAGAACAGTCTTGTAATTGGTGAGAGCTTTATAAGTCGGGTCATTATGTCGGTTCTTCCATGCTTCCTTCTGTTCTAATTTTATTTGCTTCTGAGATTTCTTTTTGGCCCCATTTAGAGCATTTTCCTGTGGAGTGCTCATGTTTTTCGTTTGTTACTAAGTGCCTTCTCGTGTGATGATTGTTTGTATTGCCAAACTCCTTCATCGAAGCTGGGAGAGTTTTTGCTGTACTTCTTCACTCGTGAACTCGGGTCTATACCTTTCGCTTCGCCCCATGCTCGACCTGCTGCATGGCCACTTCCTTTCAATTTGCCTTTGCCTCGATACGTTATCTTCCCCGTCTTGAACCTTTTTAATAATGCTCCTAGGTTGGTCTTCCTATGGGAGATGCTGTCTCTCGCATTGTACCCTTTCATATCTTTTGTAAGGGAACCGACGAGAGGGGACTGCCACCCGGTGGCGGACTTGCATTAGGTTGTGGTGCCCCTGGAGGCGGTTGACCTTGGGGAGCACCTTGTGGTTGACCTAGAGCGCCTCCTTGAGGTTGCATTTCTCCATCAGACTCAGGGAAGAAAGTTTGCATATACGCCTGGGGATTTACCTTGAACATCGTTACCATCTTGGCTGTATTAATAGGGTCAGGGTCGTTAAGGGCTTTGAAGAGGTTAATAGGGTCGAGGAAGCCTTCTTGAGCTAGTTGTACAGCTTGGTTCCTTTCACTCAACTCATCCTTGGGAGCCATCGAGTTAGGAGCCACGGTAACGACGAACTTGCGCTCCATGTTCTGTTGAGTCAACTTTACATATTCCACTGCGGCAACATTACCCATCACCGCGCCATAGTGGGGTTCATCGTAAAACACACAGTACAATTGCGCCCACCAATTAAAGACATTCTTGGCTGTGATTTCGAGACGTTCATTCACTCCTCCTCCAATACGGGAAGAATCGTGCTGTTCGTTCATGATGTTATTTCTCACCGCCTCATCGGGGTTGGTGTTAGGCACGAGACCGGAAGTCCCGTAAACGGAGCGTAGAGCGGCCATATCGCTCTCTTGGGCCTCTATTATTCCCGCAGGAAGGGGAGAGGCTGGAATGCGTTTAACCGCGTCCATATTGCCATCTGGGATGAGCAAGAAGCCCTCTTGGTAGAAAGTCTGTACAGCCTGCTCTGCGGTCTCGGAAGTGAACGCCTGACCAGAAATAGCTATTGCATTATTCCCTGACGCGAGATTCTTGGTTATCTGTTCATCCCTATCATTAATCCGGTCCTGATTGGCTATGTTCTGTTCAATAAGGTTTGTGAAGTCATACGGCTCCTCTTGGAGAGAGTAGACTGAAAAGAGCGTATAAGGCTTCTTCGGAGCCGCGAAGTGATTAGGTTGGCTCTCCTCATAGTTAAAGAACTCGTTCTTGTGCTTATCCAATACCACATCTTGGAAGGTAGTGAAGCAAAACTCGTCATTCCACCACTCAGTAATAATGATGCGAGTGCCCAGTTTTCCGTTGACCTTAAGTGTGATGTACTCCTTGTGCTTAGGATATTGCTCGATAACCCATTGAGCGGTCTTTTCTAGCCGGTCTCCCAACCATCCTTGGAAGTCCCCAAACTCATCCACATACCCATCAGGGTCAAGAACAAGATTCTGGGGCTTTCTTAACTCAGTGCTTATGTCTCCCACATCTTCTCCAGTAACAGGGTCTTTGAGGGTTGATTTGCCATGCTTAAGCGCACCTATGAAGTATTCAGACCACTGCCATACCATGACATTGAGCTTCTGCCGCAGACCCAGAGTATCAGCATGATATTGAAGCATGGTCTTTAGGTCATTTGAAGCTGACTTACCCTCATCAGTATTATCCGAAAACACCACAGGTTCGGGGTTCTCAGCAAGAGCTACAGGTACAAAGGTAGCCGTGGCCTCAAATAAAAGGTTTTTAGGTACTACGCGGTCTTCTTGAGAGGTGAAATTACGCTGTTTGCCCTTCAAATATAGCTTATTCCTTTGTTGACGTGCCTTTATTTTAGGGTAATACCCGTTTGATTTAGTTTCATACTCATCCCGTAAGTCGAGAAGCATCTTATCGGACATCGGAAGCTCCAAAATATCCTCATAGTCGGAGTCAATCCCTTCTTCGATGTCAGTTGACATCTTTATTTTATTCGTATCGCTCTCAACAAGCGATTGCGCCCCTAAAATATTTTCATCAAAAGCATCCATTTTATTTCTTGGATTCTGCGTTGCAGTAATGCGCTTTTACGTTACGCGAGTGTGTCATTTGCAGTGCAGAAGCCAATAAACAAAACACCCACTAATTGTGGGTGAAAGCAGCGTGAACGCAAGAAATGTGTGGACTAGTTATCCCCAGGAAAGTGACCAGACGAGAGACAATCGTGGTTAGGTGCCTCCGATAATTTTATCTCGCAGTTGGGACACCGACCTAGCCTAATTAACTTGGAGCGTTTAGTATCCGCACTCTTGAGAAGACGGTCTACACGCATCCAGTTCTTATTATATTCTTTATGTCCCATTAGAAGTCTACATAACCCTCTAGTTTCTTACCTAAGACCCTCCGAGGTGAGATAGTGTTATCAGCCCTCGAAGCCATAGGAAAGCGTACTTGTCCATCCCGTTTAATGAACGTAGCCCCTGCCACGCCGTATTTTTCGAGTCCCACAAGGGCATACAAGAGAGTATGGCAGTAGTGGTCTGCCCCATTACGCTTCCAAATTAACTCAGCCCCATAGTTGGTAGCCACATCGTGCCCTGGTTTATCCAGTGCCACCTTAATCTCTCGATATACGTTGTCGAAGTGAGCAGCCCAGTCAGTCCATTCTTCGGGCTTTCCATTGAGCCTGATACGCCCTGTGTCTCGTAGTTGTTCGACCATCCATTGAAAGTATTGATTGCGGTCTACTCTCACGGTGCCTTGTTCCTCTTTCTCACCCCACTCTACCATCTCTTTTGACTTACGGTCTTTGCGATAGAAGACGAGGTAAACTCGTCCAGGGTATTTGGCTTGAAGCTTCCGTATACCTATTAAGTCCCCCCCTTGGTCTGAGACAATAGTTGAGGTAGGCCAACGCAACAGGAGCTTCTCTAGTTCGCCATAGGGGTCATAGTCTTTAGAGGGTGGCTTGCATTGGCCGTAGTAGAACGCTCCCTGCTTATTCATGCAGGTGTAGTAGATGGGAAGTCCTGTGTCCACACCTATAATTATCCTATCGCCTTGTTCGTTTATCTCTGGTACGACATTCTTAAGCACGATGTTAGAAGGTATTTTGTTCTCACTCCCCACATAGGGAAGTCCGAGAACGTAATTGTAGAAGTATTGTTCGTTCTTTTGAGGGTCATTCTTCGCGGCGACTATCTTCTCAGCAGAAATCCATGGACACATCAACTGTGAGATGTGATAGCCATGGAACTTCCCATGAGCTGTAGGAAGCCAATCGCCTCCCTTACCATGTGCGCCTTTCCTATTTGCATCTGTTATCTCTTGCTTACAACCCTTGCATTGGTAGTACAGTCCTTCTTGATTTATTGACTCAGGCCACACCAATATCTGCTTCTTCTGGCAATGCAAGCAGGTGATAACATACTCACGTTTGTCTGATTGTTGCCAGTAAATATCCACGCCAAATCCTGCAATGCTAGGGTGGGAGAAGTACCACCGCCACGCTTCAGCCTTAGCCTGTTGACGAGTCTCCATGAGCTGTATGTTGTCGAAGTTAGAGGCATCTAATTCATCGTGAATGTTCAAGTCCGAGGGATACATCATGGCCTGAGTAGGGGATTGAGTACCACGAAAACGAATCATCGAATCACCTACTGATTTGTGACTCATAGTATCGGAGTCCATTACCCACTTCTGAAGCGGTGGATTCTGTGCTATCAACCTATTGAAGGTCCCTGAGACCATCTCGTACATCGCATCTTCAGTGGGAAGCGTGTACACTATTTGCTTATTAAACTTCTTTGCTACATACAGTGCCTTTAAAATCTGTGCCGTGGTCATGCCGACTTGCGGTGGCTTTAATACAACAGAGAAAGGTGAGAAATCATTATAGATGTCCCACATGAACCTATGGTCATCAAACTCTATGGGTATGCCTTGTTCGTTGCGAAGCAATTGCGCCCACAATGAGGGATAACATTCAAATGCTTGTGCTATTTCCTCATCAGTGTAGTCTGATAAGTTTATTGGCAAGTTCTCTTGCTCGTTCGGTGGCATCGATGTTTACATTAACATGAGTTTCTGCAGGCTTTCCTAAGTATTGGTCTAAAACGTACTCAGGTCTCGCCGCTTGTATCTTCTCTTCAAAGACTTGAGAGATTTCAGCATCAAAAATAGCTCTGCGCTCCTCTCTTAAAAGAGTGGGGCGTATCTTCATCCCTTTCTGCATTCCTGAACCTGGTGGCTTTGGGTCTCCTTTCTTAAATACCATGCTAGTTTTGCTTTAATTTGCATTTACTGCTTTTGTCTTGTCCTTACTTCCTTTGGGACGACCGCCTTTCTTTTTAAGAAAAGTACCATGTTCTTTTTCAAGAAATTCCTTCGCAACTTTTGCTACCTCATCTCCATGAATTGTTTTTACAACGCTTAATGTAACTGCGTTGCTATCAAACCAATACTTCTCCAATAAACGTTTGAGCTCAATGTTGTTCTCGTCTTTGAGTATATCTGAGGTTGAAAGGGGTACACTGTCTAACATTATCTCGAAGTCGTCACTGCTCTCTCTGAAGGCCAATCCGAGATTCCCCTTATTCGTTCGGCCGATAGGAATGATTATTTCGTTCACCTTAAGAAGTCGGAATAGATGTTTAGAAAGCTTTTTATGGTCTTCAAGAGTCATGAGTTAAGTATGGGCTAGATTAATAATAATGCAATGCGGTTATTCACATGATGTTTGTAAGCCTTTTAAGGGCCTTGAAACATGAATTACAGAGTTCGCCTTGTGAAGTCATTCCTTGCAAGGAAGCCAGATGGGGGCTTTTCTTTAGAATGTCTTTTGGCACTTTATATACCCGCACATAGGTAAACCACTTTTCACGCTTACACGCGACACACTTTGAAGGTAAGAAGAAGCTCATTGGAAGTGCGCGGGACGCATGACAGCTTTATTCATTAATTCTTCTTGTGAAGGAGGAGGAAGGGTGATTACTGCTGAAGTTGTTAGCATAGTAGCAGCTATTCCAAGACTATTCCTTACAGCCCCCAAGACTATCTCTGCACTATCCACTATGCCTTTCTCAATCATGTCTGTCAGTTCCCTAGTTTTAGTGTCATAACCAAAATTTCCACTAATGCCTTCCAATCCTACCTCTAACATCCCCGCATTCGCTAGAATCTGAGTTATAGGGGCTTTTAACGCCACCTTCATGATATTCCCTCCAATGGTGTCCGGCATCGTTTTGGAGGCATTTAGAAGGCATACGCCACCTCCCGCCACGATTCCTCCCCGAAGAGCCGCCCGACTGGAAAAGATAGCATCCTCCGTCTTGTAACGTCTCCAAC